GTGATTGCAGCCGACTAATGGTGGATGGCAGGTCCAATCACTACAATTCATTTGGCAGGTGCAGCTTTTGTAAATAGGAAGCTGGCACCATTTTTGTACCGGGAGAACAATGCAAAGCGAACGGCACGAAGGATCGGGTTCTCGCCAGCAAAAAGCTGGTCGAGGTCAACGGGAAACGAAACGGGCGGCGTTTGATGTTGCCCATGTCGACGAAGCGGGTGCCTTTGAAGGGTACGCCAGTCTTTTTGGATCGGAAGACCTGGGGCGCGACCTTGTACAACACGGTGCTTTTCAAGCGAGTTTGAGTAAACGCAGGGCCTCAGGCATCCGTATGCTTTTTCAACATGACCCCGGCGCGCCAATTGGGGTGTGGGATGAAATCCGCGAGGATGAGCGTGGACTTTTTGTACGCGGCCGTTTGACGTTGGATGTTGCCAGAGCCGGTGAGGTTCATGCTCTGATGAAGCAGGGTGCGTTGGATGGCCTTTCTATCGGTTTTCACACAGTGAAAGCGGTACGGGACAAATCTTCGGGTGTTCGAAAATTGATCGAAATTGATTTGTGGGAGATTTCCATCGTGACTTTTCCCATGCAGCCAGGCGCGCGGGTTAGCTCGGTGAAAATGTCTGGGTTGCCTACAGAAAGAGAATTGGAACGATGGCTCATGCGGGATGCGGGGCTAAGTAGGGTTGAGGCGCGCGCCTTGATCTCGCGTGGGTACAAGGCAGCAGCGTCGCCGCGGGATGCGGATGGCAGGGAGGCTGCGCTTGTTCACCTCGCACAGGACATTCGAATTGCCGGTCAGTGCTTTTGCATTTGACGCAATGCTATTCGAGAAACAATAAAACACAACAGGAGATGATCATGCCAAGCATGAACAAATCACGCGTCGGCCGAATCGGTAACGCGTTGGGCACAACTATGTCCAAACAAACTTCAGAGTTTGAGAAAAAGAGCGCGGATGTGAACATACCAGCGATCCGTGATGTGCGCGACGCGGTCGATGAATTCATGACGCGCTTTGAGACTTTCAAACAAGCCAATGACGATCGTTTGCGTGATGTCGAGCGTAAACAAGTGGCGGATGTCGTGACCGTGGAGAAGGTCAATCGTTTGAACGAAGCCCTCGACCAGCAGCAAAAGGCGGTCGATGGGTTGGCACTGTCCGTGCGTCGTCCCGAATTTGGCACAGGCATGAACCTGGATCCGTTATCACGGGACCACAAGACAGCATTCGATACTTATGTACGTCGCGGTGAGGTGAGTGCGCTTCGTTCACTGGAGGAAAAGGCTCTATCTGTTCAGTCTGATCCGGACGGTGGGTATTTAGTGCCAAAAGAAACAGAGCAGATGATTGATAGAATTGTCTCCCAAGCATCGCCCATCCGCGCCATTGCTGGCGTCAGGCAAATTGGAGCGGCTTCTTACAAGAAGCCATTTGCCACTACGGGTGCTGCCTCTGGTTGGGTTGGTGAGATTGATCCACGCGGGGAAACAACGACCCCAACCATTGCGGAACTTGAGTTCCCGGTAATGGAACTCTATGCGATGCCAGCGGCGACATCGACATTGTTGGACGATAGTGCGGTCAACATAGATCAGTGGATTGCGGAAGAAGTGCAAACGGCCTTCGCGGAACAGGAAGGCGCCGCATTCGTAAATGGAGATGGCGTGAAAAAGCCTCGTGGCTTTTTGTCGTACAGCACGGTTGAAAACGACGCCTGGACCTGGGGCAATGTGGGCTACATTGCGACAGGCACAGCGGGCGCATTCCCGGCGTCTGAGCCCTCAGACGTTCTGTTGGATCTAGTTTATTCCGTCAAGTCCGGTTATCGGGCGAATGCAAATTTCGTCATGAACCGACAAACCCAATCGCAAATCAGAAAATTCAAGGACGCGGATGGTAACTATCTTTGGCAGCCGAGCCTGGTGGCTGGTGAAGCACCCCGGTTGATGAACGTGCCAATCGCTGAAGCCGAAGACATGCCAGATGTTGCAGCTGATAGCTTCGCGATTGCTTATGGCGATTTTCAGCGCGGCTATCTGATTGTAGATCGCTTAGGTGTTCGGGTCTTGCGGGATCCTTATAGCGCCAAGCCCTATGTGCTGTTTTACACCACCAAGCGCGTTGGCGGTGGTGTTCAGAATTTCGAAGCAATCAAGCTCCTGAAATTCGGCGTCGCTTAGGAAACACGATCATGGCGAAAAACCACGAACAGAGAGAATGGTTTCAGTCTCTGGACCCCGCAGTTACCGAAATGACCCGTGTGGGCATGCCGATCAATCAAAAAGGACAGAGGCGTGTTGATCATTTTGTTCTAGTCGGTGTGGCTGGAGAACCTTTGTCCACCACGAAATGTATTTCGCTTCGGCTTGAAGCGAGCATGGACGGCGCACATTGGGAACCTGTTATCGATGACGCTCATGTGCGCGGTGGATCTGTGGATGCAAAAGGTGAATTCGCCATGATCGACAATCACAAGGATACTGGGCTGGTTCATTCCATCTGTTATGAGGGGTGCGGGCCTTATAGCCGTGTTCAAGTTGCGATTTTGGGGCGGCATGAAAAAGGAACACCCATAGCCGCATTGGCTTCTCGAATGCCTGATGGTGGTCGCCAGTTTCCTTGACATGCGGAATTTTTGAAAATGAGCAGGAATGAGTGCGGTCTCGTTCGCATGCTGACCCAAAAGGTTGATCTTCATGACGCTTTCATTAGTAACCGGCCCTTCGGCTGAACCCTTAGACTTGCTTGATGCAAAACTTCACCTTCGTGTGGACGGTACAGACGAAGATAGTCTCATCGAGGGCTTGATCGCCGCCGCGAGGCTGAGTGTCGAGGCAAATGTAGGCTTGGCTCTCATTGATCAAACGTGGAAATGGTCGCCTGAGAAAAGCGGCAAAACAGGTGGCGACTCGCATTATGAAATACCGCTGGGTCCGGTGAGCTCAATTGTATCGGTGTCAGTCGCTGGGCAAACACTTCCGCCCAGTGAGTATTCGTTTATTGCGGGCTTGAGTGCGAGCGTGACGTTTAGCAACGCTCTGAAAAATTCAGAGATCCACATCGTTTTTGTGGCTGGCTTTGGACAGGAGGCGAGTGACGTACCGCGTGACTTACGCCACGCGGTTGCGGTGCTGGTGGCTCATTGGTTTGAAAATAGGGTGCCAGGCGGTCTAGGCGATATGGGATTGCCTGGCTCCGTATCCACTTTGTTGTCTTCCTACAGAAAGGTGCGGTTGTGATCGGAGATTTGCGTCATCGGGTGACGTTGCAACAAGCCGTTCGCACACCGGATGCAGGGGGTGGGGCTGATCTCGTCTGGACCGACATAGCAGCGGTATGGGCATCAGTTGTTGCTGTCAATGGTTCAGCGCGGGATGCATCTGACAAGATCGATACACGAATACGGACGAAAATCCGTGTGAGATTTCGCACAGGCATCATGCCTGGTATGAGGTTTGTTGAGGGCGCTCGGACATTCAATATTCAAGCGGTTCTTGATGAAGAGGGAAGCCGTCGATGGTTATTGTGCCTTTGTGAAGAGGGAGAAGTTTGATGAGCTTGTCAGCGAGTTGGGAATTGCAAAAGGCAATTCACACGACCCTGGTCAGCGACGCTACATTGTCAACATTAGTGGCGGGGCGGATTTATGATCGCCCGCCCGACGATGTTGCGTACCCCTTTATCACTCTGGGTGACACCGATGTTGTGGCAACAGGCGACGGGACAGATGCGGCGCACACGTTGGTCCTTATCACCTGGTCTCGCGCAAAAGGGCGTAGGGAAGCGAAAGAGATCATGAGTGGCGTATGCGACGCTCTAAATGGTGCGTCATTGACGCTTGCGGGACATGTTCTGGTGAACCTGCAATTTGAACAGGCGTCGCTCAAGTATGCGCCTGACGCTGATGCGCTTCGTGGACAAATTCGTTTTCGGGCCTTTACAGAAGCCAACACCTAATTTTTACGGAGGGTCACATGACCGCACAACGTGGCAAGGATTTACTATTGAAAGTTGACATTGATGGTCTGGGGGCATTCGCAACGGTCGCCGGATTGCGGGCTCGTTCACTTGCGTTCAATGCACGCTCCGTGGATGTGACAGACGCGGATTCTGTTGGCGAGTGGCGCGAGTTACTTGCAGGAGCAGGCGTGAAATCAGCCAGCTTGAGCGGTAGTGGTATTTTTAAAGACGCTACATCTGATGAAACGATACGCGGATATTTTTTTGACAGCATAATCAGAGATTGGCAGGTGGTCGTTCCAGATTTCGGGATTGTTCAAGGCGCCTTTCAGATCACCTCCCTTGAGTACGCGGCGTCGCATGATGATGAAGTGCGGTTTGACCTCGCACTAGAATCCGCCGGTGCACTCATATTTGCAGGAGCGTGAAATGGCCAATAGGCACCGCGGTGAAGTGGCTTTGCAAGCTGGTGGCGAGAGTTTCACCCTGTGCCTGACTTTGGGCGCGTTGGCGGAGCTGGAAGATATTTACGGTGGCGAGGATATTCTGACAGTTGCTGGTCGGTTTTCCAGCGGAAAGCTCACGTCGCGAGACGCTGTAAATTTGTTGAAGGCCTCGATGAAGGGCGGCGGTCACAATGTGAGTGCCATCGATTTTGATCAGCTTTCATTTGAAGGGGGTATGGCTGGTCTCATTCGCACCTTGGCAATGTTGTTGCACGTAACTTTTGCGACGGAGGTGAGCACAGCAGTGAAAAAAGAACGAGACGACGACATTGGAGAGGATAGAGACAATGTCCCTTTCCCTGGACGCCCCTTCTGAGTTTCGCCTTCACCATTTTGAAGTGGACGCCTGACCAAGTGTGGGCTGCATCCCTGTCGGAGATCGAATTGGCGGCAAAGGCTTTTGCGCCACGGACGCGTTCAATCCTGTCCTGGAATAATTTGCAAGAGTTGATGGTGGCATTTCCAGACAAAACGAGCTGAAAGGAAATCCTATGAACTTTGACGATATTGAGCCAAGTCGATTGAGTTCAGATGTTGCGCTGTTGAAAAGTGAATTTGACGCCGCCGCGCGCAGCAGTAGAAATTTGGGACAGGAGGCGAAAACGGCTTTCTCCGGAATTAGCGTTGAAGGTAACCGGGCTGTAGGGGGTAGCAAGGAATTGGGTCGTGTATTGGCTGGTGCTTTTGGAGATGTAGTTGCGGGAGGCAAATCCCTCCAAGGCATTTTGAGGTCTGTTGCAGGCGATCTTGCGAAACTCGCTGTTCAAAACATCTTTGGTACTGCCGGCAAAAATGATGGGTTTGACCTTAGTGGTCTGTTGGGCGGGTTGGTGAGTGCCAACGCGAAGGGCAATGTCATCCATGGGGGCAGAGTGCAGGCATTTGCGAAAGGGGGGGTGCTCTCAAGCCCGTCGCTATTTCCGATGGCTAGTGGCGTTGGGTTGGCTGGGGAGGCAGGTCCTGAAGCCATTTTGCCTTTGTCGCGCGGTTCTAATGGCAAGTTGGGTGTTGCCACCCAGGATAGCGCCCGGCCTATTTCAGTCACGTTCAACGTTACTGCGACTGATGCCGCCAGTTTTCGACGCAGTGAGACGCAGGTCGCAGCAATGTTAAACCGCACGGTCTCCAGAGGTGCGCGCAATCTTTAATCCTTCATTTTGAGGTGTGTTGATGGCTTTCCACGAAATTCATTTCCCTCTCCGGGCAGCCTTTGGGGCTTCTGGCGGTCCTGAACGACGCACAGAAATTGTCTCACTCGGGTCAGGGCATGAAGAGCGCAACAGTCCGTGGGCCTTATCGCGCCGGCGCTACAATGCAGGTTCGGGTGTACGCTCGCTGGATGATATTCACCTAGTGACGGAGTTTTTTGAGGCCCGCCAAGGTCGGTTGCATGGTTTTCGTTGGAAAGACCGCGCTGATTTTTCTTCGACAAAACCGAGTGGCACGGTGACCTCCCAAGATCAGGTGCTTGGGTCGGGAGATGGGGTGACCGCAACATTCCAAATTGCCAAATCCTATCATTCAGGAGAGGTCGAATATCGCCGCTTCATCGCCAAGCCGGTGGACGGGAGTGTCCGCGTATCTGTCGATGCGGTTGAGTTGGAGCCGGGCACAGCTTTTATCGTCGATCATACGAGCGGTCTGGTCACTTTCCTGAGTGGAAACGAACCCGCACCGGGAACGACCATTCGGTGCGGATTTGAGTTCGATGTGCCCGTTCGCTTCGATAGTGATTTTTTGGAAATTAACTTGGCTGCGTTTGATGCAGGCGATATTCCCTCCATTCCACTTGTGGAAATCAGACTTTAAAGGATGTCGACATGAAATCTCTTTCATCTGAATTTCAGGCACATCTGGACAGTGGAAGCACAACCCTTTGTCATTGTTGGCGGTTGCAGCGACCTGACGGTGCCGTCGCTGGGTTCACGGAACATGATCGAGATTTGGTCTTCGATAACATTGTCTATGAAGCAGCGGCCGGGTTCACCACAAGTTCGGTCGGGTCCTCGAATGGCTTGGCGGTAGATAATTTAGATGTGGTTGGGGCGCTGGAATCTTCGCACCTAACAGACGCAGATTTGGCTGCTGGCTTTTATGACAATGCCGACATTGAGATTTGGCGGGTGAACTGGCAGGACACGCAGCAAAGAGTTTTGCTACGAAAGGGAAACCTTGGTGAAGTTCAAAGAAGCAATCAGGGATTTTCCGCTGAAGTGCGTGGTTTGAGCCATCGGCTCAATCAATCAACAGGTCGTCTCTTTCAATATGCGTGCGATGCGGACCTGGCAGATGCTCGGTGTGGCAAAGAACTTATCCTGGGTATTTTTGCAGCGTCTGGTTCGATAACCGCTATTCGTGAAAACAGAATTTTGACGGTTTCCGGGTTGACCGCTTTTGATGACGGATGGTTTTCACGCGGGCTTTGTACTTTCACATCAGGTGCCAATCAGGGTGAGGTCATGGAAGTGAAATCTCATACACGTCGCGCCGGAGATGTTGTGATTGAGCTTTGGAACGCGCCGACGCAGAGCGTTGAGCTGGGTGGCGGGCTTTCAGTTAAGGCGGGATGCGACAAGCAATTAGATACCTGTCGCCAAAAATTCTCAAACGTCGAACGTTTTCGAGGGTTTCCCCATATGCCAGGGAATGATTTTGCACTTTCTTATGCCAGGCGGGGTGCCGCCAATGATGGGGGCAAGTTGATATGAACCGTGTTTACGGGCGCGAAGAAATTGTCCTCCGCGCACGACAGTGGATCGATACCCCTTACAAACATCAGGCGAGCCTTAAAAGGATTGGCACTGATTGTCTTGGGCTCATTCGAGGTGTTTTTCGAGAACTTGAAGGGTTTGAGCCGGAAGATCCACCGGCTTACAGCCCTGATTGGTCAGAAGCCTCGGGGCCATCTGGATTCATTGAGGAGGCGATGGCGTTAGCCGCAAGGCGTCATCTTTGTGAGGTACCTACAGATGCTGCAGCATTAGGCGATGTGCTTTTGTTTCGAATTTCCGCGAGATCTGCGGCAAAACACGTTGCGATCATGAGTGAGGAAAATCGAATGATCCATGCCTGTTCTGGTCGCGCCGTAGCAGAGGTGGCATTCGAGCCCTGGTGGCGACGGCGTCTCACGTATGTTTTTCATTTTCCAGGAATTGAAACCGAATGGCTTCAGTAATTCTCAGCGCTGCGGGTTCAGCAATTGGCTCAAGCTTGACCCCAGCTGGCGTTAGCTTTCTCGGTGCCAATATTTCAGGTGCCACACTCGGCAATGCCTTGGGCAGTGCTGCGGGTTCGATCATCGATCAATCCCTCTTTGGCTCAACGGCAACGCGCGAAGGGCCGCAGTTGGCGGACCTTAGTGTGCAATCATCGACGGAGGGGGCAGCCATTCCCCGTGTCTATGGGCGTGTTCGTTTAAGTGGACAACTTATTTGGTCCACTCAGCTCAAAGAAACGGCGACGACGAGTGGGTCCGGAGGTGGGAAAGGAGGCAGCAGTGGCAATAGTGTTGAGACGACAAGCTATTCCTATTCTGTTTCATTTGCCGTAGCGATTTGCGAAGGTCCGATTGCGCGTATTGGCGCAATCTGGGCGGATGGAAACCTGCTTGATTTGACGCAAGTTGATTACCGTGTCCACACAGGCACAGAGGATCAAGCTCCAGACAGCACGATTGAAGCAGTTGAGGACGCTGGAACCACGCCTGCGTATCGCGGTGTCGCCTACATTGTGTTTGACAATCTGGCGCTCTCCAATTTTGGCAATCGACTACCACAGCTTACTTTCGAGGTCTTTCGGCCGCTTGAGGACATTGAGAAAGATATCCGTGCAGTGACTGTCATTCCCGGGTCGACGGAATTTGGGTATGACACAACATCCTTCCGCAGGATTTTTGCTGATGGAGTCAGTCACACAGAAAATGTGAATAATCAAACCGGTGCAACTGACTGGACGGCGTCGCTGGATGATTTGCAGGCAACATGCCCCAATTGCGCGTCGGTTGCATTGGTGTCGGCCTGGTATGGCAATGATTTACGGGCTGGGACATGCACCATTGAGCCAAAAGTAGAGCAGTCTGATAAAACAACAATACCGGAAGATTGGAAGGTCGCGGGGCTTACCCGTGGAACAGCTGCCCCCGTCAGCACGGTTGAAGGACGCCCTGCATTTGGAGGCACCCCATCTGATAATTCGATCAGACGTGCCATCGAAGATCTGAGATTACGAGGTCTATCAATTCTCTTTTATCCGTTTTTGATGATGGATATTCCAGACGGCAATAGCTTACCAGATCCGTATGGGAATTCCGAACAATCAACCTACCCTTGGCGAGGACGTATCAGTGTTGAACCGGCACCTGGGTTTGTGGGGTCACCAGATAAGAGCGCAGCGGTTACCTCACAGGTAGCCTTTTTTTTTGGCACGGCGTCTGCTAGTGATTTTTTCGTTGATGGGTCTGGCGTCTCATACACCGGACCGGATGAATGGTCCTATCGTCGTATGGTGCTGCACAATGCAGCACTTTGTGCGTCGGCAGGGGGCGTTGATGGGTTTCTGATTGGATCAGAAATGCGTGGCTTGACCCAGCTGCGCGACAGCGCTGACAGCTATCCGTCAGTGGCGCAATTTGTTGCGCTAGTTGTCGAAGTGCGCGCGCTGCTTGGCCCGGATACAAAGATTTCATACGCAGCTGATTGGTCGGAGTATTTTGGGCACCAACCTCAAGATGGAAGTGGCGACGTCTATTTTCATCTGGATCCCCTTTGGGGGCATGCAGATGTCGATTTTGTGGGTATCGACAATTACATGCCGCTGGCTGATTGGCGCGATTCGCACGGCCATCTGGACTGCCTGAGCGGTGCGAGCAGCATCTATGACATGGACTATTTGAAGGGAAACATCGCGGGTGGCGAAGGGTATGACTGGTACTATGAAAGCGATCATGCCCGAACAGAACAAATCCGCACGCCGATTACAGATGGTGCTCACGGCAAGCCGTGGGTATTTCGAAATAAGGATTTGGTGAATTGGTGGTCTCAACCCCATCACAACCGACCCGCTGGAATTGAAGAACCGACAGCCTCACTTTGGATGCCCGAAAGTAAACCTATCTGGCTGACTGAATTTGGATGTCCCGCTGTCGACAAAGGGGCAAATCAACCGAACGTCTTTGTAGATCGAAAATCTTCTGAAAGTGCTGCCCCTCATTTTTCAAATGGGTTGCGCGATGACTATGGACAGAGGCGCTTTCTGCAAGCCCATCTCAATTATTGGGATGGAGACGCAATTGGATTTGATGAAAGCAACAACCCGGTTTCCTCGATCACAGGCCAGCGAATGCTCGACGTTGCCAACATGTTTGTTTGGGCGTGGGATGCGAGGCCGTTTCCATCATTTCCGTTGCTCACCTCAGTGTGGTCCGATGGCGAGAATTGGAAGCTGGGACACTGGGTTGCCGGCAGGTTGGGTGCTGTTCCACTTAGTTTGTTGGTCCAGGAAGTCACAAAAGACGTTGGAAGTGTCCCTTTAATTGCCGCTGGTCTGACAGGCACCGTAGATGGTTTCGTCGTCGACCGTATTATGTCGCCACGGCAAGCTCTTGAACCTTTGATGTTGGCACATTTTTTTGACGTAGCAGAGAGCGAAGGGCAATTGCGGTTCCAGCATATGGGAAACGAACCCGTCGCTAGCTTCTGCGCGGAAGGTTTGGCCGTCGGGCCGGATCAAACGAACGCAGGTTTTTCACTGGTCCGGGGACAGGAAACGGAATTGCCTGTCTCTGTAAAACTTACTTATATCGACCCAGATATCGGCTATCGGCAGGCGGCCGTTGAAGCAAAGCGTCAAACAGTTCATTCCGAACGTGTCTCCAGTGCAGCGCTCCCTATTGTCCTGTCACAACAAGAGGCACAACGCATTGCAGATGTGTGGCTGCAA